GTGTTGTTCGGCGCCTCAGCCACCGACAGGAACCGCCCGCCGTGCGTGTGGTCGCCGAGGAACCCCTCGACCCGCGCGATGAGCAGGTCCACTGCCGCGTCCAGGTTCGCCTGCTCGGTCTCCAGCAGCGGCGTGCCCGTCGTGGTCGCGCCCAGCGGCCACAGCAGTCTCAGGCGGAACGCGTAGTGCCGCATGCGGCGCTGCGCCGAGAACCGGGACGTCTGCACGCGGCGGCGCATCACGTAGATCCCGGTCTGCTGCGTGTTCGGCGTGCGCGGCCAGTACGCCTGGATCACGGTCCACGGGCCGCCGTCGTCGGCGAGCAGCGACGGCAGGCTGTCGCCGGTGGTGGTCAGCCACGCGACCTCCCGCGCGACCGCGTCAGCTGTACTCACCCCAGCCTCCTCCTACGCCGGATCCGCGCGCTCAAGTCACGACGCTGGCCGAGGATGCCGCCCCCGCGGACCTTACGGGGCCGGTAGGCAGGCATCGCGCCGTGCACACCCCGGCGGGTGGACCGCGTGCGGTGGTGGACTGCGTGGGTGGTCTTGTGGTGACGCAGCCCCGGACGCATCGACCGGAACTTGTGCGCCCGCACCGCGCCGGGAACCCGATGCCCGCGCCGCAGGTTCGGCCGACGCGCGTGGTGCACGCGCCGCATCCGCGCCGTGAGGCTGCGGGGGTGCCGTGACCGCGACCCCGACCGGTGATGGGTGCTGCGGCGGCGGTGTTTGAGGTGGTAGCCCTTCCGGCGGTGGATCGGGTGCCGGTAGTGCCGCTTGTGCTTGAGGTGGTAGTGCTTGCGGTGGACCTTCCGGCGCGCGTGGCGCCGGTGCTTGAGGTGGTAGTGGCGGCGCTTCGACCTGTGGCGCCGGATGATGTGCTTGTGGTGGCGGCCCTTGAGCCGCTCGGAGATCCTCTTCCGGGTCTCCGCCGACAGCCGGTGGCCCTTGTGCCGGTGATGACGGCCCTTCATGCGACGCGACATGGCCTTGCGCTGCGCATCGGTCCACTTGTGTCCCCGGTGGTGTCCCCAGGCCACGGGTCACGACCTCGCGTACGCGTCGAGGATCGCCGACGCCTTGTCCCGCAGCATGTCCGGGTCGTGGCCGTGCGACTGCAGCATCGGGTCGAGTTCGGTGACCGCGATGGAGGCGGCCATGTACTTGCAGGCCCGCACCAGGTCCGCCGGGACGGTCTGGTAGCCGCCGCCGTAGGTCACCTGAACGATCGTGCCGATGGGCATGAACAACCCGAGCTGGAACAGGACGTGCCCGGTGTCGGGGTTCGTGGTCAGGATCTGCGACTGCGTCACCTGCTGGGTGCCGCCGTATGAGCGCACCAGCGTGATGGCCACGTTGGAGTAGGACCACAGTTCGGGGTGCCGGGGGGCGTACTCGTTGAGCCAGCAGTGCCGCACCAGGGTGGACGCGCCGAGCGCCATCGCGTAGGACCGGCCGAGAGTGCCCTGCAAGTCCATGGGCAGGTTCGCCGAGTCGGCGTACTCGTCGGGGTCGATGCCCTCCGCCCGGTGCGACTCCGTCAGGCCGGCGAACGGGGCGAGACGGCGGCCGATGTCGCCCTCGCACTCGCGGGTGGCCTCGATCATCAGATCCGACAGGGCCTGCGCGGAGAACGAGCGGACGAGGTCAGCGAACGCGCCCTCCTGCATCTGCGCCGCAGTCGCGAGCGGGGTGACAGTGTCGGCCACGGCTCACCCCCAAAGCTGCTGGCAGGCGGTCAGGACTGGGTGGCGCGGCGCCGGGCCGTCTTCTTCGCCGGCGGGGTGTCGCTGGCGTCCGGCTCCGGGTCGGGCGCGACCTCCGACAGTTCCGGGCCCGGGTCGGGCTCGGTGACCTCCGGCTGGTCTTCCGCGACCGTGAACCCCCCGTCGGGGATGGCGAGCAGCACCAGGGCCTGCTCGTAGTCGACGTCCACGACGACGCCGTCCTCCGGCCAGACGTGGCCGTAGGAGTCGGAGCCGGCGCGGGCCTTGCGCAGGGGAACGGTGGACATGGGGGTGCCTCCTGGCATGCCGGAGGCCCCGGCGTGGCGTGCCGGGGCCTCCGAGAGCGAGTCAGACGCTGACGCCGACCCGGGCGAGACGCCCGGTGAAGCGCGGGGCGCGGACGGCGAGCGTGGTGTCGGAGATGATCGCGTACGGGAGCGTGTCCGGGGCGCCGGTGGTCGGGTAGACGTCCAGGGGCTGCGCCTCGCGCACGTACGGGCGCACCACGTTGTTGCGGTCTCGGGAGATCAGGTAGAGGTTCTCCTGGCCCGTGGACGGCGGCAGCATGTTGGCGTTGGTGCCGTAGTACGAGGTCGGCAGAGTCGCGGGGACGGTGGACCCGTTCTGCGGCACCAGGGCGGTGCCGGTGTCGACGATGCTCGTGGTGAGGATCGGCGTCACGCCGTCCGTGTTCAGGCCGACGGTGCCGTCCACGTAGCCGAGGAAGGTCTCGGTGCCGGTCGCGGTGGACCGGTAGACCTTGAACAGCTGCGGCTGCAGCCCGTCCAGGCCGGTCGGGGTGGAGAAGGACAGGGTGACGGTGCTGGTGGATCCGGTGGTGGTCTGGGAGACCTCGGCCGCCGCGCCGATCTCGCCCTGCCGGGATACCACGGCGGACACCTTGTAGTAGTAGGTGCCGGCCGCCAGGGTGCCGCCCGTGGTCGCGGTCGCGGTGGTGACCGCGCCCATGCTGTAGCCGCGGGCCTGCAGGAAGCTTGTCTTGACCAGGGGGATGTTGCGGTAGGTCGGCACGATGAGACCGGTGGCGACCTCGACGGTGTCGACGAACCGCTGCTGCGAGGTCTGCAGCTGCGCGACCTTCGACGCGGCAGTGTTCGACATGACGATCATCCAGGTGTCGTCGAACACCGGCATGGCGGCGTTGGTCTCCACCATGTCGATGAGCTCGTCGAGCATCGCCAGGGACAGCGTGGAGCCGGCCTTGTCGATGGCGTTCTGGAAGCCGCCGGTGAAGGTGTTCACCTGGGAGTCGAGGCCGTCGTACTGCGGCTGGGCGCCGTTGAGGGTGGAGGCGGCGTTGCCCCAGCAGATGCCGGTCTCGATGTCCCAGTACAGGCCCCGGATGGAGCCCTCGATTTCCGTCTCTCGCAGGTCTCCGATGACCTGGCGGGTGACTTCCTGGGCGTAGCCGGTGACGGCGCCGACGACCTGAACGTGCTTCATCTGGAAGTTGTTCTGGACGTACGTGCTGTTGCTCACCGGGCGGGCGCCGCCGTCGGGCACGAACCCGCCGGACGCGACCTGGGTGCGCTGGTTGAAGTAGTACTGGTCGGCGTTCCAGGGCACGGTCGGGATCGACCGCACCAGCGGGGAGTAGCGCCGCTGGTACTCCAGCAGCACCGGGTCGATGACCTTGGGAATGAGGGCGGATGCACCAGCGGCGTTGAGCGCTTCGCGGAGCTCGGTCGGCATGGGGCACACCTCGCTTTCGCTGTGACAGGCCCCTCCTCGGGGCCGTGAGATGGCGAAAGCCCCGCCGCGCTGTCGCGGTCCGGGGCTCGGGTGGGGTGGGCGACCATCTCTGCCGCAGCGGCACCAGCCCCTTCGTGGCTGGCGGTCAGGTGAAGCTAAGGGGAGGGCTCAGGGGCGAGCGGTCAGGCTTCGGCGCCCTGGTAGCGGGAGCCGAGGACGTGGCTGGCCGCCGCCGGACCGAAGTACTTGGCGCGCTCGTCGGGGGTGTACTGGTGCAGGGGCTTGTTCGGCCAGTGCGACGGCACGCCGTACTCGTTCATGCCGGGCTCGGCGCCGCCCGCGACGGCGTTGGACTCGCGGACGGGCGCGACGAGGCCCTTGCGGGCCGGGGGGCCCTGCTGCTCGACGGTCTCCTGCACGATCCGGGCCCGCTCAGCGGCGATGCCTTCGGCGACGAGCCGGGCGATCATCTGCTCCTGCGTCTCCTGAACCGGAGCCGCGGGCGCGGCTTCCACCGCCGGGGCCTCCGGCGCGGACTCGGCGGCGGGCTTCGCGGCCAGGGCGGTGACGAGGCCGTTGATACCGCCGATCA